ATTTTTTTTTCAATTTCATCCACCGTTTTATACATGGGCGGTTTTCCCATTGGCATTCCCACGTTCTCACCTCCAAACAAAAACTGCCATATATGGCACATAGTCATAGATATATACTATATTACCATACATGGCAGAAAAATTTGTCCCCACATTTTAATATTAATTGTAGTATTATATTTCTCTTAGTTTTCTTAAAGTATCATAAAACATAGCCATTGCCTTGCGCTTGTATGCATAGAAATCATCTCGCTTTGCCGGTATGTATTTTGTCTTCATGATACGGTCATAGGATTTGTTTGTTACAATAGATTCATACACCAGAAGTTCAATCCCTGGAGGGCAAGAGCTTATGCAGCAGTGCAAAATATCATGTCTCTGCTCTGGTGTAGCTTTTTGACATATATCCTTTAAACGGTTAATATCTTCTGGATATACGCCAAAATCAACAAGTGACTTTTGCCTGGTTCGCATATCATCACCGCCTTTTTATTGCTATTTACGCTTGCCGATAAAATGTGCAATCAAGTAAATAGTGCCAAATGATCCGAATATTATTCCAAATGTAAATGCTATTAAACTATCAATCATAGATACGTCCCTCCTTTAAACCACATAAAGTTCCTTTAATTCTTTTGGAGTGCCAATATCTTTGTAAGACTTTAATTCTTCAAGCCACTCTGCGATCTGTTCATACTCCTTTACATATTGATTGCATATATCTGCATGTAACTCATTTGCATCTTCTGAACCCATATCTGCATTCTCGATACTCCATTTATAACGATTTGCAACTATCTTTGACTGTTTAATACCATCATCAATTAGAAATCTCTCCATCTACTTCACCTCTTGAAATCTTCTCATAAATAGAATTTTCCACGATTCGTCTACTTCCACAAAATTTTCTTTTTCATACTCTGAAATCGCATTTTTAAGGTTCAAAATTTCCTGTTTAAAAGGTTCACTTTCCTGCTCTAAATATTTATTCTTTTCAAATCGTTTGCAATACTGCTCATGTGCCATCTGTTTGGTTTTCATGCTGTATCCACATGCTCCTGTAGTAGAAGCCAATTTGAAAACTCTTTTGGCGCATTCGTAGTTATATTTATCTACTCGCTCAGGCAAAGCCCAAACTAAAAAAGAAGCACACTCACAGCACTTCACTTTCTTACTCATCTACTTCACCTCTTCCATCCAATTCTGAAATTCTTTCATACAGTCAGGGCATAAGTCCGTTACGCCATGTGAATAATACTTTCTATCAACATCTAAATTCACTGGAATAAATCCATTGATGTTTTTATTATCTTTTTTAGTGTTGTATGATTCATATAACTTTCCGCATCGATCACATTTCATTGCATTCGCCATCTCTCATTCCTCCTGTAATCTCATCAATACACTGGTTCCATCCTTCTGCAAAGCCAGCATCAGACGTATTAGCTGGATAATCTCCATTGTCTTTTTCTGGCAAATCCATAAGCGGACACCAGTCTGGTCTTGATTTACTTTCACAATCATAATGTTCTTCTGTCATCAGAATTACATCGCAATCTAAACAGTCAGCTAATTCACACAAACCCTCATATTCAAGAGCGCTACAGTATGCAGTTCCGAACGGGCAAACATAGCAATTCTCTGGTGTTTCCATCACTAATACTGATTTACTCATTCCGGCACCTCCATTCCTAAATCAAATAATGTTAATTGTGATCTGAACTCGTTCAACCGTTTTTGAGCTGAATCGTAATAATCTTTATTGATTTCATAACCAACATATTCCAGGCCGTATTCCTCATATGCAATCAGTGAGCTTGCACTCCCCACATGGGTATCAAGAATCTTCATTCCTTTCTGCAGATATTTATGACATATCCAACGATATAAATTTACAGGCTTTTGAGTTGGGTGGATTCGCTTTTCATTCAGTTTTTTGTTGCCCTGCATTATTTCTCCGTGCGCGATACTCTTTCCCTGTAGCATACCATTCCACATATACCTAAAAAGTCTTACACTGTCATGGAAACTGCAAGCAGCTATCTCACAATCGGAAAAGCTTGAATTCCCATTGCACTTATCCCATACAATTCTTCCTGGTGGGAAGCTGTATTCAAAATAATTGCAGCCCCACACAATTTGATTTTTGGAAACTCTAAAGAGCTGGTCGAAATATTCCTGGTTCGGTATATTCCATTGTTCAGAGACTTTGTATATTCTCTGTACTCCTATTGGACTTATCTTTCTTCCGTAGAATCCTCTCTTTTCTGGGCCGCTGAAATACGGTGGATCTACAACTGCCACATCGAAGTAATTATCTGGAAAGTCCGGGAGAAAATTCATGCAGTCACCGCAAATAAATTCTCTTTGCATCAGTGTTCCTCCTGTAATAATTCTGGGTTGTCAAACACGTTTCCGGAAGTTTCAACCTTTCTGCGCCAATACCCAAGTTCTTTTCGGTAAAATGTCTCTTCTGGAAAATCAACATAAAATCCTAAATTATAGCTTCCGTAATCAAAGCTTGAACAATACATTCCAAATTTTACCAGGGCATATTCTCCGTTATGATTAACGATGTCATTTTCCCAGATTCTCTTATTGCTCTTATCAGTCAGTCCGGTGAACTGGCAGAGGGTTTCTGGATCAACTTCCGCATATTCCCACACTTTATAACTATCAGCGTGGAAGATTAAATGTTCTTCGTTGCCTAAAAGGTCATATCTTTTCTGATAATATCCTTCGATCCATTTTCCGTTATCTTTCCGCTTTGCCTTAAAAAGAATTTCTCTCATACGTTCTGCACCTCCTGCTCAGAAAGTGGTTCGAATCTTTTCTTCTGCTTTACATTTGGATATTTCTCTCTGTCCACGTCACTCGTAAACATGCTTAACGGTCTGCACCATGTCACAAATGGGTCTGCAAAACACTTGTAAATCACCATAATCTCATCCGATTCTGTATGAACAGCAATATCATTTACGATGTAGATTCTTCCTTTAAAGTGCTTGTATCTTCTTCCTACCATGTTTTCTCTTAACTTTTCTAATGTTTCGGCTGATACGTTACTCATTCAACTCCACCCTCCTTCACGATTTTGATTGCAAATTCAAACGCATCAGCTTCACCCTCGAAATACTCTGATATATTTTCTTTCTGTAATGCAGCAGCTCTTGCATTTCTTGTTTCCAACTGCTCTGCAACTTCATCTACATCAAAAACTGTCGGCTGTCTATTAATACAATTAATAAATTCTTTTTGGTCAGAATCAATACTCATACCAATATCCCATATTTTAATATATTCAATTAAGTCGTCCGCATCAATTAGTCTGCTCATATTCTATTCTCCTAACTGTTTTAAAATTTCTTTTGCAATTCTATTACTTTCCTGCATGGAAACTCCCCATCCATTAAATTTTCTGTGGCATTCATCACAGTTCCATTCATCACTATCGCTTTCTTTAATTTCACTATTGAATCTGCAATTATCACAATACATATGATCGAGAGCGCTATAAATGATGTTTGCAATATCGTCTTGTTTGCTACTGACATCGTTTACGTGCTTCTGTCCAGTTAAATATTCAAATGCTCTCAGCTCATTTTTTCCGATCCATTTAATCCATGCACCGCAATCCCCGCAATACAATCCTGTATTATTCCCGGCTTTCTTGACAAAAAGGTTTTTACTGTTACACTTTGGACATCTATATTCTTTCATTTATTCATCCTCCCACACTCCCAACAACCGCATCCTCTCATACAGTACAGCGACGGTCTTGCGTCTGTATCCATAAAAGTCTTTCGGGTTCATCGGGATATATCTTTCTTTGCTGATTTTCCTGTAACTTTTCCGGTGCAGAATATTCTCAATAACCATATCCGCTATCACCGTGTTCTTCGGGCAAGCTGACAAGGCGGCACCGGAAAGCAGGTATCCATACTCTGCCGGAAAGTCTTTCAGCATAGTATTCATTTTTTCAATGTCCTCTGCCGGAATACCGTAGTCTTTCAGCTTTTTATTCCTTGTCAGCATACCATTGCTCCTTTCTAATCGTCTGGGTGGTGTTTGTCGTACATGATCGCTATGCATACAAGACCGGCCACTCCGACTATGATTCCAAGGGTGAATCCTAATAAGAATGTGATCATGGCTCATCCTCCTCGTGCGTTTTGAATGTAAAATAACAATCAAGCTTCAGATCGCCCTCGTAAGATATAGTGCATTCAAGTTCGTAACCCCCTGCTTCTGCACATTTTTGAACCAGCGTGTTCAGGGCATCTCCAATTTCTTTGGTGTCTTTATCGATATATTCAACCATGTTTAATCCTCCTTATATGGTTCTGAACAAGTGCCATTTCATCGTTCATCCGTTATTATTATCAATGCGATCAATCGTTAAATTGTCTTGATACCCATTCTCTGTTGCCCATTTATAAAACATCATAAAATCATGCCATTCTTCGCAAACAGAAATCCCACGACCGCCATAATCAATATATTGTGGGTGATCTTTGTGCTCGCATCTGTATTTCATATTGCGCCAGATGTTATATATCCTTGTATGCCTTAATCCGTGTCTTGTAGCTTTTTGCCTTGCAATATCAACGCTTAAACAACCGCACGATTTTGTGTATCCCGTTTTAAGTCTGTGCGCATCTACGGTTTTTATGTTTCCGCAATCGCATTGGCATATCCAATATGTTCTATTGGTATCGTGCGTCTGCCGTGGTGTGACTATTGTGTACCTCAAATGGTATGCCTCCCCTGCGAAAGAGTTCTAACATCACGTCAGAATCTTTTCCTCCAGAATATGTGCATACAAGTGGCTTTCCATAATGTTTCAACGAGAGATCAGATGCAAGTCGAATTCTCTCAATGGCTTTTTGCTCTAAATCCATAATATTTACTCTCCAAATCTTCTGACCAATTCTTTATACACCAGTCTCTACCTTTGAATAACTCAATCTATACGCCCTCTGCTCTGTCGGATCCTCACTAACAAGCAATCCGTTGTCTAAGAGCAAATTAAAGTGTTTTCTGGCAGTAGCCATTGAAATGTCTAATCCATCTGCAATATTTCTTGTGGACGGCATGTAGTGGTGTTTGCGGTAATATTTCAAGATAAAGTGATACACAGCTTTATACATCTCCTGCCCCTCTTTGTGTTTACACTCTGTATTATATTTTCCCATCAATAACACCTCACGTAATCGTTAATGCGGAATCTCAAAGATTGTAAATGTATCAAGTGTCATTTCTTTGATCTTCTGTGCAGCTTTATCCAGGTTTTTACTGGCTAAAGAGGTATGTACTCCTGTAATGCCCCGGAATTTTATTTCCCTCTCCAGCGCTTCTACGCCACCATCTCTAACAATTCTGAGCGCCAGGTCAAGGCCATCCTCTCTCCCTCGCTCATACTCCTTCATTTTGTTCATTGGTTTTCTCCTTGTTCAGATTTTTAGCTTTCTTATGCATCTTGTCCAGATAATCCGCATAGGCTGTAAGCATGTGATCCACAAAGCCGTTTTTATTATATTTGTCTGATACAACGTGTATCTGCTCAATTACCTGCTGCCAGTATTCGTCCCTTTCTTCTATTCCGGCAGTTTGAAGGACCAGTGCCGGAAAGTCGATTTGTAAAAACTTTATGGTGTTCGGTATCTGCTCATGCGTCACTCTCATACTTATACACCTTCTTCTACCTCAAAACTCTGTTCAAGAAGTCGCTCATTATCCTTGCTAAACGCCTTTATATAGCTCTGTTTTATCGGTCTGATAAAATGTATGCCATTAGCGGATTTCGCCCGGGAAACAGCTACATAGAACTGTCCTGGATCCCAACAGCAAGGATCAATGTTGATTTTTTCAAATGTCTGTCCCTGTGATTTATGAATACTGATCGCCCAGGCAAGTTTTACCGGGAACTGAGAGAAAGAACCAGCTTTCTTACGGACTATCTTTTCTTTTACGATCTTCTGTCCATCTTTTTCCTGTTCAGTTTCCTCAATAACCTGTTTCTCAATGTCTTTACTGTATCTGTACAAGTTAACTGTTTTACCCTTATCAGTCTTGATAACCAGATAGGATTCTTCAAATTCTCCGTTATCCACAATTTTCTGAATGATGCCAATCGTTCCATTGACGTAGTTTCCAGACAGATCATTGACTGTAATCATCACTTTTGCACCGATGTTAAGAATTAAGTCCTCTCTGGCAAATGCAATGTTCTTAATATCAGCAGACGTTAATTCTCCGTCAACTGCTGCATGAAACACTTTTTCGGTCTTTTTATCCAGTTTTCCGAGAAAAGTATTATTAATCCGATCAGCTTCAGCATTTGTTCCGACCAGAAACGGTGCTTCTGGTATAACCTTGTCTGATTCGTTATTCTCCAGATATGCAATGGATTTTCTAATATTGTTGCCATATTTAATATCATTCAGCACATACTTAAATCCCTCATCATTCTGCCTGCATACTTCATCAAGTTTAATATATTCAAACCCCATTTCTTTCCAGTACTCAGACATGAAAGCATATCCGTGTTCGTACTTTCCACCCTTTCCATAATCAGATCCATACATCCGGCAGAGAATTTTACGGTCATCTGTTGTAATGACTGGTGGAAGCTGGTAGAAATCCCCAATTACGATCAGTTGAACGTCTTCTTTATCCTCTCCGCTCAAAAGTCTATCAACCGCTCTCTCTTCATTTTCTGTAATGATCGTCTTCGCAATCATATTAAACAGGTCGAACCGGCACATGCTGATCTCGTCAATAATAAGAATATCCGCTTCCTTCAACAGTTCAGCTCTGGATTTCACTTTTTTCTTGTAATCCTCAAATTTGATTGAGATATTCAATGCACGATGCACGGTAGTCGCTCCATATCCGATATTGTCCGCAGCTATTCCAGTAGTAGCAGATACCAGAACACTTTTACCAGTTTTTTCCGCCTCATCAATGAATGTCTGAATAACCGTTGTCTTGCCTGTTCCTGCATCTCCTGTAAGGAAAACATTACTGCCAGACAACATTGTGTCCAATGCGTACCGCTGTTTTTTATTAAGCTTCTCTTTTTCCATTTTTGTAACCACTCCTTATGCCTTAGTAACCAATTGTAACAATCTGAATTTTCATGCAATTTAATTTTATTTTTTAATTTGTGTAATCATTTTATTTTTGTAACCAATGTGTAACCAACTTTTCAACCACCTTGGTTACACCGCAAACCCTTATTTTATGCGGGTTTCAGAGTTGTGTAACCGTGTAACCAATGTAACCAATGTTTTCCTATAGGAGATTGCAATGTGTATATGATTTTTTTATATATTTTTTTATTCCCTATACACATGCTTTTCCGCGGGTTACATGGTTACATGGTTACAAATCACGAAAACGGAACACTTGTTCCAGTATTAGCAGGTATAAAATCAGCTTCAACATGCTCATTTTCCTGTTCGTCTTCAAGATCTTTTATATCAATAATCTTTACAGCAACAAGTCTCATTACACTTCCCCCATCTCTTTTTATTACCGTATCCCTTTTTCCTGTATGCTTAATTAATTCTCGATTAATCGCCCATGCTGAAAAGGCTTTTCTGGAGAATCCGTTGTTCTTTAAGAGATTTTCAAGAGGTTTCGGATAAAAATACACATATACATCTCCATACTCATCTGGTGTTTCCTTAAATCCCCACTGATCGCAACTGAATTGCGCATCAAAGTGCTGCCCGTACACAGAAAGACTTTCGATGATAAATTCATAGCATCTCTGTCCTTCCGATACGTCTTTCTTGCGTGTAGGTATGTCCACAACATCCTCGACTGTCAGCTCACGTCCATCCTTAAATATGAAATCTGTAGCTAATTTGTCAGCCAGTAGGAGCGTGGATATAGCCATGACCTGTTTTGCCGGAAAATTATATCCATCAAAGCCCTTTTCAATCTCAGACTTCATTTTTTTTAACTCATCCGGTGTAAATTTTTTAAGATTTCCAACAAATACTCTTCCAGCAAAACCATAATTTTTCATTACAGTGCTGTTAATCTCTGCCGGATTCTCGTAAATATCCTCGCAACACTCAATTTCAACAATTCTGTTGATTGCTCCACCGGAATCTGCAAATTCTGAAATAGGATTCTCGCCGTTGCAAATGGTTACATTACTCCATGTATTCTCCTTAGCTGTTCCGAGGTCCTTATTTGATCTTCCTTTTCCTTTACCGGAACAGAGATTGTAAATCAATGTTTCGTAGTTATCCCTAATATATTGAGAAGCGTTCTTAGAGTCATCGAGGATCATCGGAAGGTTATTGAGCATATCTGCCCTTGTCTCCAATGATGTATCTGTTGAACGAAAATTCCCAACGTAGGCTCCCGGTGCCGGATTCCCCCAAACCGATGCCGCTATATTGATTGTTACCGTCTTGCCGCCGCCTGTCTGTCCATAGAAGTCTACGATGAACGGCAATGCATCAAGCGGTTGTACAAGCACACTTGCAAAAGATGCTGCCAGTGCTATTCGTGGTTCTAATCGTCCGCACGATCGTAACTGTTTAGCCAGAGTCACCCACTTGAAGTAGTCTCCACTTTCCTGTATACTCTGAAATAGTGTTTTAAAGCGGTATTCGCCGTCAAAGACGATTGAAAGGTCGTAAGGTACAAATACATTGCCATGCCACCCTAACTTGCTCGTAGAGTGCTGTATGTCGATCATATCGGCATTATACATTTCAACGTCCGCCAGATACTTCACAAGAAGCCTTGCATTCTCCGAGTTGACCTGCACACCGAACCTTGCAAGATTAGTTATCGCCCTGGAAGTCACAATGTCGATTTTTGGAACAGTTATTTCTGTCCAGTATCCATCTCTTTTAAAAGCCACTGTGATCTGTTCTTCGCCTGTCTCAATATTTTTCAATCGACGTATCGGCATGATTGGATGGTGGCATACAAGTTCTCTCGCCTTGGATGTTTCAGAAGAAAATATTCCGTTTTCTGTAGCTATCCAGCTGCCACAAGCCATGTTTGGATATTCTTTTCCAATATCATCCTCATAAAAGTTTGTGATATTTTCAACTAACTGCATAGAACGATTTGCTTTTTCTTCTTTTTCCTTGTCCTGTTCTGCTTTCTGGAATTCTTTTATGAATTCCTCGGCTATGCTTTTTGCTCTTACACTCTTCGCCCTGTCCATTAACTTAAATTTAGCTTCCGAACGGTCGATTTTACTTTTTATTGAAAAAAGTTCTTCATACAGTTGCTTCTGCATAAAATCGTTTGCTTGCAAATTTTCAATATTTTCAAGAATGCTTCTCACCTCCTGCCTTAGCTGACAATATTTCATATCTGCTTCTTTCTTTTTCAAGGTTGAACTGGCACATATACCACTCTTCTGAACCAGGAGGGAAGGTTTTTAGCGCTGTTTCGTACATAAGTATGTTCTTTTCTACCTGCTCAAGCTCATTAGGATCCTGAGTGGGATTACATTTTTTTGATTTGATATCTCGCACTTCATGTCTAATCTGGTTGCGGCTTTTACCTTTTTTTGATACATAAGTACCGCCTAGCTCAATGAATGCAGTGCTAAAAGGAACAGATTCATATTGCATCACGAAATCAAACACATCACCGCCGATTCCACAACCGAAACAATAAAAGGAATCATCGTAAATCTTGCATGACGCTGACTTTTCCTTGTGAAAAGGGCAACATATAAATCCTGCTCTGTTCGGTTTTAGTCCATACCTGGAAAGTATCTCCGACATTTTCACCGACTGTTTGATTTCTTCTTTTGTCATGATAGCAGCTCCACGATTCGTCGCCCAGTTTCTTCTTTTGTACAGAATTCAAATCGGACGCCGTATTTATCTCTGATCGTGCAAAGAGATTTATATAGCTGGCAGCCGTCAACAGCCTTGTCAGATATCACAGTCTTTACTCTCTTGCCGTTTACAGTTCTCCAGATAACTTTATGTTTTCGGGGATTCTCCCAAAAATACACATCACCAACAGATTTAATATCTGGACCATGCTCGCATAGGATGATTAACTGTATACCTGCTTCACGCGCTCTAATCAGCTCCGCTTTGAATCTTTCATGCTGCTGGCATACATTTCCGCATAACTCCTGCAAATCCTTTTTGCGGTCAATACAGAGCTTTGCATTGTCCAAAGATTGATAGTCTCCGCAGTATAACTTTGATCGGAAATATTGTACTTCAAGGCTGTCAAACTGATTCTGAATCCGTTCCCATTCGTTTTTATGTTCACGTGTATCACATTGTATGACCAATCAGATCACATCCTTCTTGTATTTGTATTTTCCAAAGAATTCACTATACTGTTTTATAATCTCCCAACGATTTTCGTAACGATTCCACTTACTATTCTCTCCTACTCCTATTTGCGTTTTTCCGATGGTTGAACAGGAAGGAATTATTAATACCTTCCGATATGTTTCATCATCATTCAAACAATATAAAAGGAAGATGTCGCAAGTCGGATTTTTCTTTTCGAGGTTGAATGTAAATGCCTTTGAATTACAATTGTTTGTAAATTCCTTAGATACTTTTACGTCTATTTTTACACTGTTATCAGTAAGCAAATCATAAGGATGCCTTGAGCTTGTTTGAACACTATTCAATCCGACATTCTCGTAAATATCTGAAATTGCTTTTATTTCATATTTGTTTCCAAAAGTTGTATCAGAATATTTAAGAGGCAGTCCAAGTTTTTCAGCCCAATATACAGTCCCTTTATGCTTTGCAATCTTGCAAGCAAGGCTTTTGTTTCCAAAAACTTCTATCATTTCGGAATGAGTTGGAAAATGATCTAAATTCAATTTCTCAACAACTATCATGATATTTTCTTTGATAAGATCGTCGTTCCATGGTATTCCATGTGTATATCCCATTAACTCACCTCTATATTAATTGAACGGAAGGACATCATCTGCTACGCTATCTGGAATATTCATAAAGTCAGTACCTGCCGGATTCGCTCCCATGATAGCTTCTTCCTTCAGATGATCGTCATAGGCTTTTGTGGTGCGCTCTTCTGGGATGTCCGCATCCTTAATTCCTTCAATACTGCGGAACCATGCTAACTTGTGACGTTTTACCTCTTTGTTTTCGTACCAGTCTTTCTCCAGACGGAAGATGCCGCCGATCAGCTTACCTTTGAACTGCTGCCCGAAGTTATCGCCCCACTTAACAGCAAATCCCGGATTTGACTTTTCTACGCATGTAATGAATGTTTTGAGATTACGAACACCATAATCTACACTCTCATCAATAACCATATAGTTAGTACCGGCATTTGGATATTTCTTGTCTGGACGGATATCATTCTCGAACTGTTTCATAAAATATCCAGCCTGTTCGTCACCGTCGGCAAAATCAAACAGAATAACGAGCATATTTTTAGTTTTTCCCTCATTGTCTGGTTTCGACTGACGCTCGGACACCTGCTTAATTACCATCTTGTGACCGCCGAGTTTAATTGGTTCAAATTCTCCTGCTGCCTGTGTTGTGTCATAGCTATTTGGTTTCTGCATTATTGTTTTCTCCTTTTCCTAATTCGTAATAGTCTCTAATGATCTTGTCTACTTCTGCGAGATCATTATCAATAGTTAAACTGTCAAACATTCCGATCGGAGACTTACTTACTGCTCCCTGGCTGGACTGAGTGACAAATAAGTGTTTTCCGCTTTCTTCAATACAGCGAAGAACGATGGTAAAAAGACCTTCCAAACAAATCTTTTCGTCAAGTAGTTTTCCGATGGTTTTCGGCTTCACATCTCCAGAATCATCCTTTTCTTCATGCATCATCATATATACAATTTTGTCCTGCGGTACTTTCGTAACTATAAACTGGATAAGATTCCAGAAATAATCACCAATGTCATTGTAAAGTGAAAATACTGCATTGCCTTTTCCGGCAGAAGCGTGTCCTCTCATAAAGTGGTTGGTGATAAGATATCCAGCATCATCAATCACAATAGAATCCGCTTTTGATGCAATCAGGCATTTCATTACCTGCTGGTAATCATCTGTAAACCATCCGTCAATCTTTCCTTTGAACGGAAGCGGCTTATTTAATACTCTGATAAGGTTCCAATCGGAATTCTGACAGTTTCTAAGACTAGTACTTTTGCCGGATCCAGATTTTCCAATAATCAATACTGGTGTTGCCATTGCTATTCCTCCTTGTCATACACTACATACTTGCTGCCCTCAACGATCAGCAAACTTGCGATATCTTTCATAGATAAAGTTGATTCGTTATAAATCTCAACCAGTGCGTTGTATGCGTCTGTTGATACTTTCACGACCGGATTATCCTTATCAGTTGCAGGCTGTTTCTTTCTCGCCGGAATACGGATTTCAAAATCACTCATTGATACTTTCCTCCTTATATGATTTTTGAGCCGTTAAAAGCCCATTTAAGGCTTGTACGTAGCTTGCCAATGTCCTTGCCTTGTATGATTCCTCTATCGGATTATCTGGCACAATAGCAAGCTGGGTGTCAATCAATCTAACAATCTCATTAATGCGTTCTTCCATGTTTACACCGCCTCAAAAAAGCAATACACATTGTCGGATCCATCCCCTCTCACCGGATTTTTTTCACCATTCGAAAATGCTCCGCCGGCACAGTGATATTCGAGGTGGTTCAGATACATGTCCGGGTTCTCCCAATCAAGAATGTACGCTTCCCGCCTGTCCAGCTCACCCAGAAGCTCGTTCACCGTTGTTATCAGTTCCATTGTCGGCAGGAGCTTCAACTCCATCTGATTCAACATTTAGCGGACACCTCCCATCTATTAAGAGTCTAAGAAGATGTGCTTTTGCAAGTTTGCACTGCTCAGCTGATTCCTTCTTAAGCAGTTTACTATCAAAGTAGATTGTGTAATTTCCATCCTTTTTCCTGTTCGGATCCCACTTTGAATTCATAATGTCGATATCGCAAAGATGCACGTGCGAAGTGATGTAAAACGAAACAAAATAATCTGTTTCGTTTGAAACTCTCCATGCTAATTCAAAAAGCTCTTTGATTTCTTTTTCAAACATTTTCGTTCTCCTTTCTTAAAGCAGTGCTAAATACGTAAACAGCGCAAATACAATGCCTGCCAGGACCTGCTGCAAGCTCTTCTCCCACATCCACACCGGAAGAAAAGTAAACAGGATCCCGATAATCACACTGACTACAATATCCTTTCTGTTCTGTCTAGGTGATTTCATTCTTTCCCCTCCAAAAAGAAAAAAAGATTACAGACTGTAAGCAATATACCAAAAGATATTAGTAATGATTAACAGCGCGGCAGTCAAAAGCCATGCACTGAACCACTTCTTAGTCTCTCTCTTTGCTTTTTTCACGATTTCGGTAGCTAGCATTGTTTCCAAATCGTTCCATGTAATCTTTTCGTTGTTTGTTGCATTTTTTTTATTTTCCATATTATTTTCCTCTCGCTTATCGCTTATATTGACTTTTAGCGGATAGAGGATTATAATTTACCTGTATCCACTAAGGTTGGTTTAGTGGCTTACTGCTCCGGGGTGGAGGTGTCGGCTCCCTCCGGGGCGCTTATGCCAAATTTGCTTTTCTTCTGTAGTAGTCCAAGATAATTCTCGAACATTCATCGACAATCCTTTGATTGTCTTCATGTGTATTGTCCTTGCAGTAATCATCATGTATTCTGATTACCCCGCCAGATTCATTTTTTATTGTTTTAATTACTGCCATAAGAATCTCTCCTTTCTACGATAGATTATGATGTTTCTGTTATTTTGCTTCTTCTGCGAAATGTTTCTCCATGAGATCAGCAATCATCAGATATTCTTCTGCGATTTTTCCATCTCTGGTATTTTTCACCTGTTCACGGAACTCTGGAATTGTTCCATAGAAGCAGCCGCAAGACACTTTAACTTGTTTGTCCTTACATCTGAAGAATGTAGTTGTGCGGAATTGAGTACCGAATCCATGAATAGTTGTGTAATCTGCATTGCCGAACACCTCTGCATTGCCGAACACCCTTGCATTGCCGAACACCCTTGCATTGCCGAACACCTCTGCATCGCCGGACACCCTTGCATTGCCGGACACCTCTGCATTGCCGAACACCCTTGCATCGCCGAACACCTCTGCATTGCCGAACACCTCTGCATTGCCGAACACCCATGCATCGCCGGACACCCTTGCATTGCCGAACACCCATGCATCGCCGGACACCCATGCATCGCCGGACACCTCTGCATTGCCGAACACCTCTGCATTGCCGGACACCCTTGCATTGCCGGACACCCTTGCATTGCCGAACACCTCTGCATCGCCGGACACCCTTGCATTGCCGAACACCTCTGCATTGCCGAACACCCATGCATCGCCGGACTGGTTTACATTTTCTTCTTTTTCTACCCATCCGCCAGTTTCTCCAGTTTTTACAACTCCAAATGAAACGAGCGCCTTGATTCGGAAAAGTTTCTTTCCGAAAATGTTAATTTTGGTTTCTGATGTTAATTCAAATTTCTTCATTTTCTTCCTCCTCTTTAATTACTGTGAAGTTGCAGTTTCTTTCTTATCTGATTCTTGCTCCAGATTATTCTAAGAAAAAACTTTCCGTCTTCTTCTCGAATAATGTCTTGCCATTCAGATTAGCTCGAAGCTCATATTTATGATCTTGATATTGACTCTCTTGAAGAATCTGGGCTAAAATGTCGTTTGGAGTAACCAATTGACATGTAAAAGTAGCTTGCGGACATTGAAGTTGTGACTCAATATCTGATATTCTCTTTTCAAGAGAACGGATCTTTTTCCTGGTTGATTTTTTCACGCCTTTCTCCTTTCTGCTGATAAAATTTCGTGTTATACTCTCCTTTGGAAAGGAGGTGTAATAATGACGGATAATGAAAAACGCGCACATGATTTAGCCATTGCAGTTTGCACTGATGTTTGCCATTTAAAACGTCAATCTCAAGTTGATGCTGGCAAAACTCATGTAACTGTCGATTATTTCGAAGAATACATAAATGCTTACGAATCCGCATTAGAAGCATTCAACGAAAAATATCCATCTGGCAAATAGGTTTTTTATTAATCAAACATGTTAAGGAAATAGGTTTCTTTGATGTTCGCACCATCTTAGAAGCCTTTTTCTTTTTCTTCTTTTTGCTCATAAACTTTGCTCCTTTCTAGTTAAGAACTTTGTAGATGGTTCCAATCTGTCTACTTACTTTCTGGAATCTTCGGTTCAAGAAACTTATGAGCTTTCTTTCTGTGCCCTATAAGAATCCGCAATCTCCTTATCTCTCAATGCAGAAAGATAAACGATTGCCATATTCTTGTTTTCCTCTGATAAAGTTGTAAAGATATCAACAATACGTTTTCCATCTTCAATATCAGTTCTTTCTAATATAGTCATGCACTCACTCCTTTCTTGTGGTATACTCCCAGTAGAGGGAGGTGTTGATGTGATTACCAAATTTCAGTGTAAAATATTGAAAAAGGCTCTACGGAATAAAGGCTTTAGCACTGATGGACCGCGTGAAGCAGACGCCGCAAGATATCTTTTCGAGAAAAAATATCTAAGGCGTTCAAGAGATGAAAAACACGAATATGAAATCACCCAAGAGGGGGAAGTTGCTATAAAAGTGTATTTCCAAGATATTTCTCGATTCTGGATAACAACTGTTCTGTCCATCATTGCGCTGATTACTGGGCTTTTCTCAATCTCTATACAATCAGAGCCACTATTGAAATTATTAGAGCAATTATTGAAATAACTGCTAAAACGTGTGTGTCGGTAGATAGCGAATCTACATAATGTGTATACATTTGTAATAATTCCTTTACCGAAAATTCAACATCTACCTGCTCACACGGCTCTTTTGGAAAGATACAGTCCACATCTACCGTTCCGCCAAAAGGAATCGGCTCACCAGGTTCTAACTCTCTTTTCTCTGGCATTTTCAAATCGCCTTTTTCTCCTGTCAGAACAGCTTCCTTTATTTTGTTGGTCTGGTCCTGTAAATCCCAGAAACGCTCACTGAGTCTTCTTATGGCTTCATCGGTTTCTTTTTTATATCTGCTCAACTGTTTTCACCTCCTTGTTTTAACTTGGTTTAATCTTACTACAACTCAGTTTAATTGTCAAGCATGTTTTTAAACTCAGTTTAAATTATTATTGACTTTTTTTACTTATAGGTGTACTATCATATTGGGAGGTGAGGAAATGACAGATGTTCTTGCTAGAATCCGAGAAGTATTGTTAGAAAGTCAAAAATCCCAAACGGAAATAGGAAAGGCAATCGCCAAAACTCCACAATATGTATGGAAACTTTTGAATGATAACAATGCTAATCCTAGTGACAGTGCTATAAAAGATATTTGTCGCGCATTTGAGATTAACGAAAATTGGATTCGTAAAGGAGAACTACCCAAAGAACTTAAGGCAGATAAAGATTTTTCTTCTATATGTGCTAACATAGCAGCAGATGATATTAAGGCCAGAGAAGCTATTACGAAATATTATCAATTATCAGCAGAAGATAAAGAATTATTCTGGAAGTTCATTGAAAGATTTACCAAATAGAAAAAGCAGGGATTAATTTCCCTGCTTCTTTTCTTTCTCAAAAAGAGTATGCGCAAAACTATAAATCATTGCCAAGAACCTTATACTTTCCATTTTTTCTATCATCTCAATAATTTCCTTTTTGTAATCCATATATCCGTCCCTCCAATATCACGCAATAAGAACATTTGTTCTCTTTTATTTCATTATACCCTCTTCTCAGTGATATAGAACGGACTGGATCATACTTCTTGCCCTCTGTTTAAACAGCGCTCCCTCCCTTTGCCTTGAACGATTGAAAAAGAAATGACACGTGCATTCCGCAGAAATATTGTTGCTTTTATTCACGACAAATGGCTGTTGCTCTGCTTCGGATACAACCGCCTGTGTATAATTATGTATTACGTATTGATTATTGGCGCTTGTCTTAATAATCACTTCGGAATCTGTTGGATCAATACTCTCACATAGCGGCGCATGCACAGAAAATGTGAGCATTATTCCGAACAGAAAAAATATAACCAGCTTTTTTATTCCTTTCATAAAATTCCTCCCAAATTAGTTTATATTATACTCTCAATATAACAATTATACAATATCTCAATCTTGCACAAATTTTCTTACATTAATGCTGTATTTGACGAAAATCGAGAAAATTCTACTTTTTTCGTTCAGTCGTCCCAGATTGAGCGCTGTCCGTTTATCATATGGATTTCGTCCTGGAGATACAGGGGTGCGTCATATCGTGCGATCACGTTCAAGGCAGAGTCACACTGGTTTCGCTTGATTGACTTGTAGGAGCGCACACGGAAGTTCGCTTTTAAGTCTGCATAGATGTTACTGTATACTCGCTGCCTCATTGACCTGTCTTGGTATGCGTTCGAGCCTTTTCCACCTAGGATATCCACGCCACGCTTGCGGACTGCTTCCGTGATACGATCAGCTTCGATCGGGAGAATTGGCAAGTCCAGTTCAAAGCGCTCTAATTTCTTATCAAGAGCTTCAACCTTTTCATTTACCTGTAAGATTGCCTGTGCCTGTAATTGCAACTGTTCAAGCGGCGTCATGGGTGCAATGCTCTGTTTTACGGCTTCTTTCAGCTTGGTTTCGACTTTAAGGAAATACTGGCGCGCAATCTTCCCTTTGGCAGAATGGCTTTCCATTGAAAGGTGCTTTGCAAAGTCTGTGGTGAGACGGTAATCTTTGCATTCATTACCGTTCTTCATTGTGAAGAACCCCCACCAGTCAACATTTTCTTCAAAATATTCGTTTTCTTCAATATTCTTTTTAGCCCATCTAGCAAAATTTTGTTTTGGCATATCAAGAAAATCATACAACGCCCTTGCTGTGGTGTATCCATTCTCATCAATGCCAAGTGCGATTTCAATAGGCGTTTTATCTGTTTCATCAATTGTTTTATTCAAAATAGTATCTAACATATTTAGCCCTCCGTTTTTCATGTTTGTGGTTGCCAAATAAAGATACTCAGTGCTATAATTTGAATATCTCCATTTGGAGGTAGGAGCAACCATTTCACTTTGCCGGTTCGGTTGCTCCATTTCTTTTTTTACTCGCCGATTTCTTTTTCCACTAATCCAATACCTTTCATTATGGTATCAGTTCTGGAAATTCCAAGGACTTCTGCGCATTTATCAATGCGGTCTTTTTCTTTTTTTGTCAGTCTTATATTAAGTTTTTCAGTCCTGGATACATCGTTAATCGGTGGTCTTCCAGTTCTAGGGGACATTTTATTCACCTCCAATTTTTGTCCTCGCATAAATAATATATTATGTACGCCCAAAAGTCAAGCATTATTTTTCTTTCAATTTATGTCGAATTATTCCAAGTTATTGTATTTTGTTGCGTTTTGTTGTAAAATCAGATAAAAATAAACCATATGAGGAGGGTTTTCTATGAAAAAGACAAAAAAATGCAAGTATTGCAAGACAGAGATTCCAGCGGACGCTAAAGTATGCCCGCAGTGCCGAAAGAAATTAAAGGGTGGAAAGTTTAAGTGGATTCTACTTGCCCTTATCGTCCTTTGTGTTATAGGCGCGGCGACAGGCGGAAGTAATAGTAATTCCAGTACAAAATCCACAGATTCCACATTAAGTAAGAAAGAGGATGCGCCAAAAGAATACACTTCTGCATCAGTTAATGATATGATGGCAGATCTTGATAACAATGCCATGGGAGCATCTGATAAATACAAAGATAAATATCTTGAGATTACTGGAAAACTTACAAACATTGACGCTTCTGGAAAGTATATTGACTTGATGGCTGATGGAGACTTTGAGATTATCGGAGTCCAATGCTACATAAAAAATGATGAACAAAAAACAAAAGTAACTTCCATGACCAAAGGAGAGACAGTTACTTTAAAAGGAAAATGTACAGATGTTGGAGAAGTCCTTGGATATTCTCTTGATATTGATGAAATAGAATAAATAATAAAAAAGCCGGCTCTCGCTACCAACGGGAACCGGTTTTAATAAATAAGATAATCCGGAGAAAATCTTACCTACACCATAATTATATCATCTCCTGGATTATCACACAAGTAAAAAAAGGAGAATGATAAAATGAATGAATCAGTATGCATCTATCTAAGGAAATCCAGGGCCGATCGGGAAGCTGAAGCGCACGGAGAGGGCGAAACACTCGCCAGACATGAACGGATCCTGTTAGATCTTGCAAAGAAAAAAGAGTACATTGTGGGCGCAATTTACCGCGAAGTGGTATCTGGAGAAACTATCGCCGACCGTCCTGTTATGCAGCAGCTTCTACATGAGGTAGAATCCGGTATGTGGGATGGAGTTCTGGTTGTGGAAGTTGAACGACTTGCCAGAGGTGATACTATTGACCAAGGCATTGTGTCAAGGGCTTTCCAGTATTCTGACACGAAAATTATTACCCCCACAAAAATATATGATCCAAACAATGAATTTGATGAAGAATATTTTGAGTTTGGTCTATTTATGAGCCGCAGAGAGTATAAAACCATCAAGCGCCGACTGAACGCCGGAAGAATCTCATCGGTAAAAGAGGGTAAGTATTGCGGCAACAAACCACCTTACGGATACGAAAGAGTTAAGCTCGAAAAAGAAAAAGGCTATACTCTCCGACCTGTTCCGACTCAAGCTGAGATTGTAAAAATGATCTACACCTGGTATGCCGGTGATGGCTGCGAACAAATCGGAGTTGCGAAGATTGCACGGAAATTAAATGAAATGGGAATAGAATCTGCACTGGGCGGTGACTGGACTCCTGCCAGTATACAGGGAATTCTGACAAATCCGGTATACATCGGGAAAATCCGATGGAATGGGAGAAAAACAGTGAAGACTATACAGACTGGTCAAGTAATTAAGACACGCCCACGATCAAAAGATACTCTTATTTGTAATGGATTACATCCGGCTGTTATATCAGAAGATCTGTATAATTCCGTCCAGGAAATACGAAAAAAGAACCCGCCTCGCCCAGTTAGTATAGCAAACTCGATTCGTAATCCACTTGCCGGAATTGTCTATTGCAGCAAATGTGGTCGCGCCATGGTTCGCCGCCCTTATCAAAAGCGCGGGCAGGAAGATACCCTCATGTGTCCATATACGTCTTGCCCCACAGTGAGCAGCAAGTTATCTCTGGTTGAAAAAGCTGTGCTTGATGGAATTAGGGAGATTGTGGAGAAATATAAGTTAAACAATGATATTAATACATCTTCACAGGCTATTGATTTAACAATAATTTCTAAACAAAATCTCATACATGAAAAAGAAAACGAGCTGGAAAGCTTAAACGCCCAAAAAGCAAAACAATATGACCTACTCGAACAGGGTATCTATACCACTGAGGTTTTCCTTGAACGTGCCAAAACAATATCTGCATCTATCCAGTCATGCTCCGATACTATAGAAAAATTAAAAGAAGAAATCAAACATGACGAGAACATTATAAAACAACAGTCGGATTTTATCCCGCGCTGTGAAGAGCTACTTGATAACTATTGGAGCCTTGACACAGAATCCAAGAATAAAATGCTTAAAAGTTTGATTGAAAAGGTTGCCTACTCAAAAGATACTAAAAACGCTTATGGGAAAGGCAACGAGATTGGTTTCCAGCTAGATATTTTCCCAAAAATCCAGAAGAATAATTAATGATATCTTCTATGTGCTGACGAATTGGCTCATTGATGTTATCAGTAATTAAATAAAAGAAATTCCCGGGGCTAATTCCCCGGGATATTTTTACTGTTTCTTAACATATTTTGCAGATACAAAGCCATAATACTTTCCTGCGATACGGATATAATACCATTTGCTGCCGTTTTTATCTTTCTGGGTAAAATTCATTACTTCCACTTCATTTCCCTGGTTGAGAGTTGGATATTTTTTAATGTTTGGGTACTCAGTTCCAGCCCATGTACGAACATTCAGAACAGTTGCAGTAACATTTCCTTTAAATAGAACCTGGCTCTTGTTTTGCTTGTCTGTGATAGTGGAAGATTCGGAATTTGCCTTTTCTGTCAGATATCCAGTCCAGATCCAGCCAATACCGATACCGGAAACTTTTACATGCGTCCACTTTTCGCTTGTCTTTCCGTCAATTTCAACAACGGTTCCTTTATTGATTGAACTCATAACGTAGCCATTCGGTGCCTCACGGACGTACAAATCATTTACTGTTGCTACTCTGGTTCCTGTCTTTTTCCAAGTCTCCTGTACTGTTTTGTCCCAGTCAATCCAAACATATCCATCAATGGAAGAATCACTGATTAAATAGGACTTATTTCGGACTGCACCGCCATTTGCTACTACTCCAGCTGCACTAGAAGTATTTCCTTCGTTTGTATAGATTCTCGAACCATCAAAACTTTGCACGCTTCCAACATGAGAACCGTTGTGGAAGATTACAAGCGCTCCGACTTTTGGCTTGCTGTGCCAAGTTCCGTTTGTTTTAGCATGATTAGTGATTGATACGCAATTGTAAAAACCTCCGCCCATGATCTTTAATGCTTTGGTGATTCCGAGAACTTTCACCAATTTCCAAAACTGAAATTCCGCACACCACGGCTGCCCCTGGCATCCTGGTTGCCCCCAGCTATTTACATCTCTTGCGAATCTAGTGTAATTATTATATCCGGCATTCTTTTTAAAATCATCCAGATAGGCATTACTTTTCTTTTCAAGGTACCCGCCGTTGGATGCGTAATAATCACCAAGGTTTAAAAATTCCTGTAATTTGCTCATTATATCATTCCTTTCATGTTGATAAGTACATGATACAACGAGTAATTGTGAATTTCAGCCCCACATTTTTATATAATATAGTCATACCCTTTGTGGTGCTTGGAGCTGAGTTTTTTGATTGGTAGTCGGGAACTCAGCTCCCTTTTTGTTGTTCCGATTTTGATATGCTGATTATAGCATATTCATTTTATGTTTGGTAGTGTTTTGTTATTTTTTTCTTGTTTCTCCAATAAACTCTATAGTGAGACATCTATTAATCTTTTGCCGATAAAAGAGGATGGTAGTTTTTCTGCCGCTTTGAAGGGTAAAAATTATGTGATGATAGCAGGATATTTTTATATGCCATCCGACTGCCCTTTTTCTTTTAGTACCGGCTACTACATTGCATTTCGATCATCCTATCTTGTAGACCAAAATATATACACGATTGTGGGAATTAATACTAATGGAAGTATTGAGTGCAAAACAGTACAATTACAATAATTATTTTATGATATTCCAGGAAATGCTATTGCCTCCAAAGCAATAACCAATAGCAAATTTACCATTGCCAGAACAGGTGAGAATTCCTACTCTTTCATTGCTATTATAATGACTATAAATCCAAATACTTCTTCCTGAAAAGCCATATGGTTTATCAGAAAGCTTTTCATAGTCAGATGTTGATAAAAAATAAATTCCTTTTTCTGAGGAATAAAATGAATCAGGTTTGCTTGGAAATCCAAAGTGAAGTGACTCACTATTTCATAATTTTGTTTTAATTTAACTTTATCCAAGAACCCCATTTATTCTCTTTATTCATACGTACATAAATATTTCCTGAATCTGGTACACATACAAACTGTACCCCATAGTTTCTCCAAGACGGAATATAAAAAACATTGGCAAAAGACGATTCGCCTGGTATATAATTTAATGCTGAATTATATGCGATTCCACTAAGCATTTGAGTTTGAGCTTTTCCAAAATCATTAAGATTACTTATATTAGAATCAATGCATAATTTCGTCTTATCACTATTTAGTGCATTTATCGCCCCGATGATTGTCTTATTATTTGTCTCCAATTTCGAGATAACAGCCGTTGACATTTTATCCACGACATAATCCCAAAATTTGCTCATTAATCCGCGCTTGTTCACTTTCCCTGTTGCGTCATACAACATTACTTCGTCATTATCCGCTAACGTATCTTTTGATGTGTATTCAGTCCATTTCGGCATGTTGTTGCCCTCCTTTAATTATAGGTTTGTTTTAATATATAGCTGGTTGCGTTATTGCAAGAGACACAAATACTACTGGGAAAATAAAAGTATATAGTCCAATTCAACAAGATGTCCAAGTATTGCTTATTATGCTCAATTAAGCTTTCCAGAATTTGCAATTTCATCTTGAACATATACAGTTAGATGGCAATACAGTAGTGATTGGGCAACATTTGTTGATACTTGTAGATTATATACAAAGAAACGTAAATGCAGCTGATTGTCAACAGCATTAAAAACATAGAGTGTAACGTGGTTTTAGTATGATTTCCAAGGTCTATAGTTATCTCCATTATGCGCTGTAAAGTGGCGAACGTTATTATTAATATCCCACACTTCTATAGTAGAATAACCTGAATATGATCTGCAAACAGTTATTAATTGCCTACTACCTGTGCATGGATTTGATAAATTAGGATAGTCTGATTTCCATGCAGCAAATTTTATTCCAGTACCATCAGTTAATTTAATAAGTATCTGATCCCATGTTGCAGCTGTTGTTAATCCAATTTGAGATAAGGAACTGTAGAATTTAAAATTCGTGTTTAGTGCATTAATCCCTAGCGCCTCTTTCAACTGCGCTATAGTAATCTTCTGGGTTGTAGAGCCGTTCTCCAATACCACAATATCCGTATCAGATACTTTGGTAGCTGCTGGGAGAGCTGATATTAGTGTACTTGGTATAGATTCAGACATTTTTTATCAATCCTTTCGTGAAATATTGTTGATAAGTTCTTTTAACTGCTCTACCTCTGCTGATAAAGCATCAATTTTAGAAAGTAATATCTGGTTATCTGACTGCAATGCCAGAACCTTCTCATGGTCGTTTTTCAGCATGGCAAACATGCATGGGATCATAATGCGATAATTCCAGTTTTCAGCTTTACCTTTTTCATTATGGTCAACAGCTAATGGAAATCTTCGGTCAATGTCCTCGGCTATAAACATCGGCATTTCTTTACCGTATCGTTCATCTTGCTCAGATAAATATCCGTCTTTGTATTTCGCCCAGATTACTTTGATTCTGTATAGGTCTTCCAGCTCGTCTTCTTTGATGGATTTCCCAAGCACTTTGTAGTGCATGGAGGATGATGAGGAATATCCAACATAAAGATATGTTGGACTAAAAACCATCGGATTTCCAGCAGTAAGTGCTTTCATTCCTTCTATCATTAAATTTTGAGCTACCTTAAATATCAAATCACCAGTTACAGATTGGAGAACAACATTTCTCTTGTTTTCATATTGCGCTGATAAGTCAAGAAGTCCATCTGTTATGCTGCCATATCCAGCACTAAATATAGATTCTTTTATTTGCGCCCACTCATTCCCTTTTATATTTTTGAATCCATCTGTATTGTTTATTTTGCAAATAACATTTCCGCTAGCATCATACACCTCAAAAGTGCCATATCCATTATTTGGACCGCCGAGCTTCAATGTGCCGCCCTTGGCGTAAGTGAACGAAATATATAGCTGATTTCCCTCTTTATAAATTCCTTTAATTGCGCCATCATTGGTTAAGAGGTTAAATATTTCTTCATGTGTAAGTGCATCTACATCAATTACAACCGCCATACTTTGGGAATCTAATGGTTGTGAAAATCCACCCGCCGCGTATAAGGTACATTTTATGGCACTTACATCTCTTGGAATTCCAATTGACCTTCCAGAAGCCGTTGTTATAATTCCTCCCGCTTTAGTTGATAATACCGTATATAAATTATGTGAAACGCTTGTTTCGTCTTTCGCAGAAGAATATACCGTTTTCCAATTTTCCCCATCTACGGATTCTTCGATTTTAAAACGACCTTTATACGCTGTTCGTGTTTCCGCGTTTCCATCGCGATACCAAGCACTAAAAGTAATATAGCTCGGGGCTACACTGCCATTCGCGCGTTGCTTAATAACATATGATGGGCTTTCAAGAAAATATGTCCTACCAGGTACACCTTGTTCTCCTTTTGGCCCCTGGAGGCCGTCAACGCCATCTTTGCCTTTTTTCCCAGCGTAAATTTTAGCCAGCGAAAATCTCTTAACTACTGATAGAACACTGATATATGTTGCTTTGATGTCTACCCATCCATCGTCAGCGGATAATGCTGTTACCGTGTATGTCTTGGTCGCATTATTCCAGGACCCTGTTACGCTATCTGATTTGATAATTGTAAAATTACAATCAGATGTAATATCCTGTGTTCCGTACATCACGACTGCCTGCGTACTCACGTTGCCTGGAAACGTTCCGTAATTTCCATCAGAATCAACAGAAATGCCCTGGTATTCGTTGCTCAGCTGCAATGTCATATTCTTTGCAAGAGCTGCCGCTTCCTGCGCGGATTTAGCTGCCGCTAAAGCATCCTCGGAATCCTGTAATGCTTTTGTTACGTCCGTGTCTTTTAATCTTTCCCAGTAATACCCTTTTCCATCATTGCGGAATCTGTAAGCATGGCTGTTTCCATCATAATACAGATCACCTACATGCTTACTCATTTCTGTATCGGTTAGCCACTCGTTTGCCGGGTAATTGCTAAGTGTAGGTGCAGGAGTCCCGGTCCAGGTATTGATATTTCCGTCAATCTGACCTTGCATGCTGTTTAACAGTCTGTTCAAAGGTGATGCACCGATTCGCACGGATGCGCCGTCAATTGCAATCTGGTTATTATCAATATCGGCTGAAAAGATAATCTTTCCGTTTGTGTCACGCACGATCAGCGCGCCGGCATTGATGTAACTTGCATTGATTCCCTCGGCGTATAGCAGTCTTGTAATCATTTCTCCTGTAACAGTAAATCCATAAGGATAGGTTTTTCCACCATCTGTAGAAATTCCAATGGCTTCCGCCGTGAGTTTCCATACAATATCTGATTCTTCCAGAGTCGGCTTATTGTGCATATAATAGATTACACTACCGTCGTCCTGTGGATCTTCTGTCATATAAAGCCCGCCAGACTCCTTAAGCGTATTTGCTAGCCTTTCAACGGCTTTTTCGCGCTCTGTGCGTTCATCCTTAACAAGTTGTCTAGCTTCTACCAGTGCTTTTGTAGCTTCCGACATATATGTGCTGCTATTTCGGATGGGATCATCTGCCTGCGTTTTTACAGTGGTAATGCCATTTAACGGAGATGATACATTGGTAATAGGTGTGAGATATTTATTGCCGTTTCGGTCAAAACTGTATGCCATGTCGCCAAACTCTAACAGAGGATTATAAATCAGATCCCCTTGCAGATTTCGGAATCTGGCCCCGACCAGATTACCGCCAATCCATGCTGCTACAATTCCGAGGTCACTGTCAGACAGAAGATTGTTTTCTAACTCCAACACATATCCAGTAGTTCCAAACAGGGATTCCGATTCTTTGTTTTTTACTCTGATACCAGTAATTACAATATCATCACTGGAAAGAGTTGGGCTATTCACGTAATCCTCTAGTTTAATTGGAACCAAGGAGCCGTTTTCGACAGCTCCAAAATTCCACTTAATAAACTGTAAATAACCTCTGTTGTCAATTCTGGCGTTTGCCGTCTCCAACATTGCCGCCCATCCAATCAACTGACGGAATGTCATATTATCTGGGAGTGCCGTAACAACAACATTTCCATGCGCCATAGAAGAAAATCCCATAGGGATATTTAAACTCTCACAAGTGTCTCTTACCAGCGCTATAACTGTCTGTGGAAGTGTCAGAGCGCTATAATATTTAGCGTTGGTTTTATACATGTCGTCTAGCGCCGTAAAGCTCAATATTTCTCCATATTGCTCTGGCGTGGTAATTGTATAGACACCCTTATCAATCGTCTCATATCGGTCTTCCGACGCGGCTCTGGACAGAACTATGCTGTTTCCATCAGTGTCTAAAATCGGCTCATAAAAATCATCCATCCAAATTGATTCACTGGCTGGTTCTGCTACGGAAGTCTGGAGTTTCAAATAGGCGTGAACTTTTGCCTGGTAGAAATTATAATCTTTCCACTGATCCTCTGTATTGTCCAGTTCAAGCTTCATTGTTTTGCAGACTGTAGCGCCGACCGGGAAGCTACTACTCTCCGCACAATCGGAAAAGTCATTGTTGCCGATCATAATCTCGTTTTCAAGTGTCTTTGTTGTTCCGTCAGAAAAGGTGATATCCACGATTTCAATTACTTGCTCACCATCCTGCAATTTTTCTTTGAAAGTATTTGATGCATTAATCAAGTGGATTCACCCCCTGCATATTAAATGATATTTCGGAATAGTATTCCCCAACTTGTTTTATGTTGTAATTCATTTTTCCCACGTAAAACTTTTCTGAACGCCATTCATTTTTGTGTGCTAACCAGTGATGTAAAATGAACGGCTTTCCTTTAATAATTGCATTTACCAGATTAGTTGATTTCTCATCAACCGGCACATTAGTGGCTTTATAGCTATATTGCATAACTGTAAAAAGCGGAGTTATTAGTGCAACTCCTTTTTGAGTTCGATTACTTCCCTCTGAATATGTGGTCTCAAAGTTACACTGCATGTCCTCATCTGGCTGAGGGATGAGAAGCCCATTTATTTTATATCTATCAGTTATTGATTTACTTATTGAAAATGCCACATTCTCACCCCCTATGCCAATTCAAACGGATTTGTACCGCTTGCATCACGTCTTAACTTTGCTTCGTCAATCATCTCATCAAATATGGTTCGTCTGTTGAGCTGTGCGGTAAATCTATAGCTTCCGCCAGACTGCTGTCCTCCAGTTTCTTCCCTTACAATCTGCCTTAACAATTCTTCTGGTGCTTCCAGGTTGCGACCATTCTTCTGATCTCCAAGCACTGCAAGGAACTCTGATCTTGGCGGGATAACGGCACCTTTTGCAAGATATGGAATTGTAGGAACTCTTGGGAAATTAGCTGTAAATCCAATTGTCCTCGAACCAAAAGGAGTTGGAACCTTCCACGGTCCAAATGTAAATGCTGATTCAATGCCGCCAATTGCACTGTTTACAGTTCCAATAGCGCTGTTTGCAATTCCGATCACCTTGTTTAATATATCTTTGATGGTATCACGTATACCCTCAAACGCCCTTCTGACCGTATCTCTGGCACTTGTAAATTTATCCACGATTGCATCATGAATAGCACTTACTTTTCCGTCAACAAACGTTTTTATTTTTCCCCATATAGATGACGTTTTTTCTGACACGGAATCCCAAATTCTTGTAATTTTAGACTTTATTCCGTCAAATACTGTCGAAACTGTAGTTTTTATTGCTTCCCATGTATTAGACAGCCATGTTTTTATAACATTCCATACTGTAACAGTAACTGTTTTTATTGCGTTCCAAGAAAGAGAAATGATACTTTTTATTATTGTTAATGCGGTTTTTACTATTCCATTAATAGCTTCCCAGGCTCCAGATATAATATCTTTTATAAGGTTCCATGTACCTCTTGCAGTTTCTTTGATTCCGTTCCATGCTAGTTCCCAATCGCCTGTAAAAACTCCTTTCAGAAAATCAATAACTCCGCTCAGGACATCTAATACATCTCCAATAATTTTAATAACGGATTTTATTGCCTCTATAACAGTGTCGCCAATTACATTTGCAACGTCTGCTATTACTGGAATTGCATTTGATACAATCCAGCTAATTATTGGAACTAAAATATTTTCCCAAAGCTCTTTTAAGATATCTATTAATTTGCCGAGAAAAGTTTGGACTTTTACAAACATTTCTCCCAATTCCCCATCCATAAGCTCTTTTATCTTAGAAGCTAAACCTTGCAGAACTGGAAGAATATATGTGTTATATCCATCTATTAAAGTTCCAAAAATGGTTGAAAGTCCATTAGCTATTGAATCAAAAAAAGGTTTTAAATGCTCATCGTATAATGCGGTCACTAAATCGGAAAGATTTTGAATAACTGTCGATAATCCATCGGTTATTGTTTCGATAACCCCAAGTGTTCCTTCGACTGCACTTTTTAATATATCCTTATTATCAATGAACGGCTGTGCAATCATATTCAGCATATCTCTTCCAAGTCTTGCACATAATCCCATAGCAGTCATTGAGATATTTGAGAATATCCCTATGATATTGGCTGTTATCTGCTGCGCAACTTCTCCACCAAATACAGAAAATACCTCTGCCAGAGCGGATGAAAAATTCCCTTCAATTTGAGCGGCCTCAGATCCAATATCAAACATATCAATTAAATATGTTTTTATTCTACTGGTGTTTTGCTTTAGAAATTTTTCTATTCCTCCAATAAGATTTTGAGCAATTGTTATTCCAATCCTTGAAAAAGATCCAGATACTTTTCCAATGGAATAGGCAAATGTATCTAAAAAATCACTTGCCGCTCCAATTACTTCTGGATCAGTAAATATATTCTGCAAAGATTTCCCGATAGAGTTAATATTTTTCTTAATATCATCAAAAATTGGCTCATAATCGCCCAATCCATCCCAGAATCCTTTTGATAGCAATTTGGCTAATTTTTTAAACTTCTTTATTATGGCATCAAGAGGCTTGGACATTTTTTCAATAGTTGTTTCGCCTTCTGCAAGTTTTCCGTAATCCACATTGCTTACTACACCAGATAATCCTCCAGACGCTCTACCACTTCCACCAGATGAAGATGGCGTGGATGATGAGTCACTACCTGTAGATGTGGCTTTGTGTATTTCGTCCAATGAAGAAAGATAATTTTTTGTTTCTTTATTTGCCTTTTTCGTTGCCTTAGCATTATCGTTTGTGGCATCTGCCAGTTTTTCCGCATTATCTGCTGCCTGTCCATACTGATCTGCTGTATCTGCGATTGCGTCTGTTCCGGCAATACCTGCGCCACTTCCACTTGTCTGACCAGATGATTTCTTGCCAGTAATAAGCTCCGTAAATGACTTGAAGGCATTTGCCAGAGTTGCCAGTTTACCAAGCAGAATATTGATTACTTTTAGAACAGGCGTGAAAATATTAATCAATCCCTGTCCGACTGTTGCCTTGAGAGACTGTAACTGCAACTGCATAACTCGCACCTGGTTCGCCCAGCTGTCAGATGTTCGGATGAAGTCTCCAGATGCAGCAGATAACTGTTTCTGCACAAAATCCAAGCGGAGAGCAACTTTCTCCTGTTCAGTCATAGCAGATGTGGTTTTTCCGTAGCCATTCGCAAGTGCATACTGGTCAAGTGCCGACTGGGTCATTACCACGCCAAGGTCCTTGAGTGTTTCCGTTTCACCCGTAAACACTGATTTCAGCTTAATATAAGCCAAGTCCTGGCTGATGTTATAGAATGATGCTACATCACCAGTCAGCTGCGTCAGAGCTGTTGACATGTCGTAAGCCTGTGCTTCTGAGAATCCGAACGACTTAGACATTGCTCCGAACGTACCGACATACTGTTTTGCCATAGTTTCAGATAGGCCAGCAGAAGTCATGGCATTCTTTGCAAATTCATTGACTTTATCCGACATGGTGGTAAATGTAACATCGACCACATTCTGAACTTCTGCGAGGTCGGAGCCTAGCTCAATACACTCTTTTCCAAACTGCACCAACTTACCAACAGCAAAAGCCCCACCAATTAACAGACCGATTTTTTTTACAGCACTACCAAGGCTGTTAAATGACTGTTTAATCCTTGATACTCCATTATCAATTCCAGATGTATCAAGCTTAGTATCAATAATAATTGAGCCATCAGCAGCCATGTGTTCGCCTCCTAACTATTTGAGGTTCAACATCTCATTCAGCTTATCTTTATAAGCTTGCTCATCGTCGCTGAGACGTGTCTTTATATCAATAATATTTTTGTTTTCCTGATAGAATTTCTTTTCCCATTTATCCAGACGTTCGCCCTTCGCCTTTTTAGAGCGGATTCCAACAACTGTGTTGAACAGGCACTCACCGGATTCCATGAAATATCCAAAAAATGTCCACCAGTGCATATACGGAATGGCTCTGATTTCTTTACCGGCAACCTTGTTTACAGCCGGAACAATCATGTCTCCGTCCTGTTCCCAGTCCATCAAACGGGGTTTTGGGCGGTTTGGATTATCGTCAGATTGTCCGCAGTCGATGAACTCCGATGCTTTCTGACAAGCTTCGTCCAAACGCTCAACCGGTATACTCTGCCAGTTCTCAAACAGAATCTGTAGCATAACAACTGCTTTCGCTTGTTCGTCTAATTCCGGGTCGTTCATGGCAATTAGAATGTCAATAATCGCGCGAAAATCCGTTCTGATAGAAAAATCCACCCCACTGATGTTGAGTGAGGTGGGAAGCTCATAGGCGGTCATTTTGTATACTTCTCCGTATACTTATTGACTGCTGCTTGCATTTTCTTTTTCCTCTTTTCGATTTCCGGCGCGATTGCTTCTGCGATCTTATCAAGTACGATATAAGCAAACACCTGACCATTTCCAAACACGGTAGTTGCTGTGATCGGTTCCTTGAACAGATCCTTTGATGCTTCATATCCGAGCAGATAGTTGATTTTATCCTCGATCTGTTTGTTCAGTTCAGCCATTTCTTTGCCAGAAGCGACTTTCTGGATAGAATCTTTGAGCTGTTCAAAGTATTCTGCCAGTTCCTCTGCACGTGCTGCCACGTTAATGTCCGTCGGGTTCAGCTTGAAAGAAGAAAAAACTTCGTCTTTGTTGTTGGTAAATGTAAAAATGAGAATTCCATCATCAATTTTGGTATTAATTACTTTTGCCATTCAGCATGTCCTCCTTGTATATGTGCTTATTCGCTGTCAGCTGTGAATGTACCGGAACTGATATCAAATTTTCCCTTTACACGTTCACCGGTATAGTTGACGGTAAATGGAATCTGATATCCGGATGTATCACCGCCGTAGGAGGTCGGCACAACGTAGCAATCCTGCTGGTATGCTTCATATTTGCCTGCTGTGGCTTCTGTCCAAAGGTGAACCTCAACTGCTTTTGTTTTGAGGTTATCGTCTTTGAGACGTCCGTCTACAATCTTCTGCAGCGCCGTGAACAGACCAGATGTAGTGTCCGCATAGAACGGATCGGCATCAGAAGAAACTTCATAGCCGTTATGTTTAAATGTGGATTCTCCAAGAATATTTTTAGATGTTTCGGTGTCTGGATTGAGTTCTACATTGTACTCTTCCAGATCTTTTCCAAGACGCTCATACTTCGGTGTCAGTCCTCCACAGAGAGAACCTGCATCGATATAATGAGCCATGTATTTACGGTCAATTTTGCCTGTAACTGCCATAGAAATGTCCTTTCTGCCTATAACTTTTAAAAGGCTGTGTAGGTTAGCGACTATCTCCAATTGATAGCCGGTTGTTACTTGTTATATTACTTCATAAGTATTTTCATAGCGTACTGACAATGGCAATAACCAGTCCTGTACGCCACTCTCCTGTGGCTCTAAACCATAGGAATTATCATGGGTTATACGTTTTATCACTCGCCCCTGTGAAAGCTCTGGAAAAGCATTTAAGCGCGTCTCAGAGCCGTTTATGATAACTGGTTCCCGGCATATCCATTTACCGAGATTGTCCAGGAACTTCTGAACAGATAACTTCTGCCGTTCTTTGTCTGATGCCGTGCGGTAAACCACATAAAATGGGTACTGGCATACCTGATGCATCACTCCGCATACATCTTCCTTTTCCGAATAGATTAAAGCTCCGTTGTCTGCCGAGAACGCAATTCCGGACTCCTTGCCAAGTTCCTCAAACTTGATTGTTTCATTTTCATATAGTCCCGGATACTGGTTCAGAAGTGCTTTCATGGCATCTGTCAGAATCTCGTATCCGGTTGCATCTTTTCCGATAGGTTTATCCGCCATGTCTGCCACCTCCTGCCTGTGCTTTTACTTTGCGAATCCATGTGCTACCGTATTGTCGTTTAGCGGCATCGAACCACTTTGCTTGTGCCTGTGGGTGAATTTGTTTGGTGTATTCAAGATTTTCCTTTGCGGCTGTCTGACCAGAAAACTGACTAACAAGAACTTTCTTTGCTCCACGTCTTGCGTAGGGACTTCCAGTTGCTTCATCAACCATTCCTTTCCCCTCGTACAGAAAACGCCCATAAGGAGCCGCCGCCGCGCATACTTTCCCAGTTCCTTGCAAAGATGTACTCTCAACTCTTGTCCGATTGATAAAATTTCCGGTAATCATTGGCATAAATGGAACCATGCTGTCCATAACCATTCCGTCAAGGAGATACTGGGCTTCTTGATACTGTCTGGAAAACCTGTCCATATTCAGCTTGATTTTCATATCTCCATCGACTATGGAGAATCCTTTGAAATGATGAATCTTACTCATATTACTTACCCAGAATCTCAAAATGTGGAATCAGCGTATACGGACCGCCAACACTGGTAATCTTAAACACGTTATCTCTGTTCTCATTCATGTACTGATAGAATCCATTCCGATAATCGCTATCGGTTACCGTTCCGCCAATCCACTCACCCTCCCAGAAGAATGATTCATCCGAGAATGTAATAGTGTCCTCCAGAGCGTTGTTAATCTGCTGTTTCCACTCTTTAGGTGGCATCCATGGAAGAATCTTGCTGTCTTTATCAGTAATGGTTATATCGCCATTCTGGGCGGTATAGCGTACGTGTAACTGTGCGTTGTCTGTTGCGTCTGGTCCGTACTTCTTAAGGATTGCTCCTTTGTCCGTAATGAGGTCGACGCCGGATAAAACATGAGGATACCAGTACGCATCTCCAGTTGTTTTGCTTTCGTAATAGTTGAAAACTGTTACTGTTTTGCTATACATGATACCCTCTCCTTAATCATTTATTTTTTAGCTTATCCACATCAACCTTGGACGTTCGTTTCCACAATTCCGTAATTTTCTCCCATCCGAACATGGAAATAAACGCCACAATAAACCCAGCCATGATAGCTGCTAAAATCATATACCACAAGATTGTCATGTGGATATACTGCATATATGCTACAAAAGCGGCTACAGTAATTCCAATGGACAGTACAAGTACCAGTGCATCTGTCGGAATCTTAGACAAGAATCCAACGTTTTTAATCACCTGTGTAATCACAGACACGCAAAATGCCAAAACACTGATTACTGCTAGAATCAGAGTTACATTTGTAAATAATGCTTCCATTACTCTGATACCTCCAAATCAACTTTTTCCATAACTGCCCTTGCTTCCAGAACAGCAATATAATCCGTCATTGCTCTTACCTGCATATTGTAAGTGCTTCTCGGACAAGTAGGAGTAAATGGGAGTTCTCCTTTATCCCATTTTTCAAGCATGTTCGCAAGTTTCTTATATCGAATAACCACCTGCATATACTCTGCCTTAAAGCGTTCCTTGTAATCTGCACTATTCATCATTTCAACGGTCTGTTTTAATTCCATCATTTCTATCACACTCCTGCATACAATACTGGTATTCCATCATCCGTCCTTACTCCCATCAGAAGTGGCAAAGCTGTCTTAAGAAGCAAGTCGTTCATTTTCTGCACATCTCCGGCGGCGGCATATACCGCACTCCATTCCTTCGCACTCGCCCCAATCTGCTGCGGGGTTGCGTAAGAGATGGATTCACTGCCAGATGATACAGATGTTACAATGCCTGTCGAGATGTTCCCGACATTTATGTCGGTTACATTTGCCGATGCCTGATTAATTGCATTCTTTTCGGCAAGCTCAATCTGATACATTAATTCAGCCAATGAACAGACTGCCTTTTTGATACGCTTCTGTGAGCGTTCGTTTGTTGGTAGTCCGTCCACCAACCTGTCGGATGTCATTAAATCCACAAAATCACTGGCTTTTTCTGCCAGTCGGGGAAAGTCGGCTTCTGGCACGACTGAGCCGAAGTATGAAGTTGTGTAAAATTCATAATCTGCATAAGCCATGCCAGTTACCTCCCACGATCATCATTTTGCTGTTACAGTCGCATGTCCGGCGCTCAGTGCTTTATAGGTACTGTCGCACTCAACCACTGTGATTACCTGTTCTGTTGTTGCTGTAATGTCGGATTCTCCATCCCATGCGCTCCAGTTCTTCACGTTCTGTCCATAGTCTACGGTAGTCTCAGAAGATGCGACTTTGTACTTGTACACATTTCCTGCGCTTGCTTTTGTCGGAGTGACAGTCACTTTTGTGTCTCCACTCTTACTTCCTGCCGCAGAATTTACAGTCAGAGTTCCAAGCGTCTGAGTTGTGTTGATAGTTCCTACGGCAATAGCATCAATGTACTCTGCAAAGAGGGTAAGTCCCATGATTGCGAATGCTTCGGATACTGCTGTGTGGTAATTGCCCTGTGTATGGAATCCGATCAGATTTGTTTCACCGGATACAGTATATACAAGACCCGCTCTTGCAAAATCAGATTCGTTCGGGTCAACATAGTACAGAACGATATTTTCAACAGGTGTAGCGATTACTGTTCCTCTCGGAATTTCACTGTCAGATAACAAGAAGATTGTGTTGAATCCCAGGAAGTCTTTCACATACTGGAAGCCGAACTGGTTCTGAATAGTGATATCAGCTGCGCCGATATACTCATACACATCCAGGATGTTCACGAATCCAACAACACCAGTCACATTTCTGTGCATCTGCTTAAATTTGTTTTCTACACGGCCCTTGGCCATTGCCAGAGCCATCTGGAAAGTAGTTTCCGTGAATGAGAGAGTACCTGTTTTCAGATAGTTATAAAATCTTTCAGTAACATTGGTCTGAAGCTGGAAAAGGAATTCATCATCAGTCATCTGAACAGCGTTCTCATAACCGTGATCCTTGATTGCTTCGATAGATACAGCCTTTGCGTATTTCTCAATACTCATTTCTGCATAAGGCTTTTCTTTTACAGTGAATTTGCTGTAAGGGATTTCCTCGCCCTCTTTAACATTTCCATCCTGTAATGTGCCTTCTGCATATTTTGATTTAAGAACCGCTCCGGGTGTCTTTTTGATTGGACGCATGATGCCAAGAATCTCGCGCAAGTGTTCCCAGTTTTTTTCGAATCTGGTGACGAAGTCAATCTCACGCGCCCTTACCTGAATATCATTTGTCATAATAAGATTAGCTTTTGCTGCCATATAAAAAATCCTTTCTACCCATAATTATTAAGGTATTGGGTTAGCGGCTATACTCTAGCGTATAGTCGGTGTAAAAATCACTGGAATAACTGGATGTTCTGGGCGATCGCCGCCTGCCTCTCAGACGGGTCTTTAATTGCTTCGATATCTTTCTTTGTCATGCTTCCCGGTGTCTGTTGCTGTCCAACATGAGTAGTAAACCTTGCCTGATTCTGCTGAGCCTGCTGCTGAGATTCATCCACGAAAGCGGATGCGTCAGACTGTTTCATCTGCTCAATCAGATCATTCAGCCCAAGGATTTTACCGTTTTTCAGTTTCAATCCGGCTTCTTTAATGTCTGCCATGACTGACTTCTTAGCTGCTTCGCTGGAAAACTTAACATCGTCGAGTGCCGCTTTCAGAGCGTCTGAGAAATCACGGTCGTAGATTTTTGCATTGAATTCTTTCTCTGCGTCCTCAGCTTTCTTCTTCCATCCAGCAAGCTCTGTCTGAATGTTCGCCGGGTCGATACCATCAAAACCTTTCAGGGTCTTTTCTGCTGTCTCTGCGCGTTCTTTCCAGTCGTCTCGTTCTCCCTCAACTTTTGACAGAGTTTTTGCAACTTCCTTTGCATTCTTGTAATTCTCAGAAAGTGCTTTCTTTATATCTGCCTGTTTGTCCTCCGGGATTTCAATTCCAAATGATTTTAATGTGTCAATAAGTTTCTGCATATATCCTCCTGGTCGTGTTTATTGACCTGCCGCCGCAGGTAAATGGATTAAGCCAGTTAGACCACTGGCAAGGTAAGGAAATAAGGGGAATCGAACCCCTAACCAATATCCTATGCGGATATTGCTCTACCACTAGAGCTATATTTCCATTAACCCGGATTCCCGGGTTAGCAAGGTATTTATCGTGTTATGCCTGCCACTATCCGACTTCCACGGAGATGTTGTTTTATTCATGAGGAGGTGTTACCAGTCAGTCAAACTGACTAATGAATATGCCGGAAATTGCATCCGCTTTTCAACCTCCAGATTCCGCTCAAATCTGCTTCATCTGTTTCTCTTAAGGGCATATTCGCAAAGAAAGGAGGACATGAAACGAAAAAGAAAGCAAAAACTTCTAATCAGCAAGCCCTACAAGGTTCACCATTCCTTGCAAGATTATAGTATCACATTCTTTTAAAAAAGTTGTCCCCACATTTTGTCAAATCAAAGCATATTTCTTAATTTCTCAACGTATCTCTTAACAAGATCACGTTCTTCCCGGCATTCTGCGTCCTTGGACATATCGCTCATTTCTGTTGTGAGTTCGTCCAGATGTTCTTCCAGAGCGGCAAGCATCTTTCTTTTGCAGTCCTCAGATTTTTCGGAACGATAGCTCTGTTTCTGCGTCATGTAGTCATCGTAAGCGTCTCGCCCATCAGAGCGGCTGTAATGCTCTCTGACATAATGTTCACCACGTCTGGCATAAGAATTGCCCCGGTCGTAATCTGGCATCATTCTGCCGTCACTTGAGCTGTATCTCCCCATGCTGTCATGTTTTCTTCCACGCTCGCTGTAATCGTCATTGTATCCGCTACGCATCTCATCAAGGACAGTGTTGTAATACTCCACTTTCTTGTCCCAGTACTGTGTGTTCTTTATATCTTTGTACATATCAATCAGCTTGTATGTCATTTCCAGATTTCCAGTAGTCAACCCACTGTCAGCGATTTTGGACAGTTCGTCTTCAATTCTTGCACATAAGTCTTTAATGTCTCTCATAATCACACCTCCTATGCTTCTCTGGTCACGACAATATTTGCGTTCGCAACAGAAATTGCCTGATCGCTTGTATTCTCTACTGCGATATTAACGCAACATCCGCGAGGTACATCAATATAGATGCCAGAGGACACATTGTTATACTGGTCTACTGCTGCCGGTGTGGAAATCATCTGAGAAGAAAGAACCGGTTCGCCAGAGATTGCAATAGCCAGAGAAATAGCTTCAACAGTACCGCCTGTTGGAATTGCGATATTACCAGAAAAATCCACAAAGAATCTCGCTTTGCACTGATTAGTCAGTCCTCTTAGAGTTATAATTCCACTTCCCTCTCTGTGCTGAATACAGTTAGAACCTTTGACTGCTGTGTTTGAAAATACTACGTTTCCATTTGCTGCTACAGTCTGAGCAGCTACATTTGTAAATTCTGCCATAATTTTTACCCCTTTCATATCACAAAAGGACAGGTCTCAGCCTGCCCCTCTGTGTAAAACGGCATAAGCCGACATCCGAATCAATCGAAAGATACTCTCGATATGAAGTTATCAGCAATTACATCCGGTGTTGCATCCGCATCCAGAATATGGATATGGCGCTGGGACTACGTAGGATGGCACAGGCATAGGACTTATTCTGCGAATCAGTTCTGCCGTCTGCGCTTCCTGATTTGCCGCAATGTAAGCATTCTGCGCAGACTGAGAAGCAGCAAGCTCAAGTTTCTGAACTTTATCTCTTAAATCTGCGTTTTCTTTTGCACACAGGTAATCAAGAACCGCTCTGGTTCCAGCATTCTGATTGTCAATGATATCTCTTGTGTTGCTGTTCATGGTGTTCTGCAATGCACAGGTGTTCTGCGCCATGTTGTAGTTCACGCCCTGGATAGCTTCCCTGGTTTCACAACAGCAGTTTGCAAGCTGCGCCTGCAATGCGTTTGTATTCTGCATATTGGCTACAGTATCGGCATTGATTGCCTGCTGGATTCCAAAGCCGGTCTGCATGATGTTTGTGTTGATTCCATTGAATCCGGTAAGCATACCGTTATTCATGGCATAAAAGCCATCACACAGGCCGCTATTGATTCCGTCAAGTTTGCTGATTACTGCGGAGTTATCAAATCCTCTCTGAATGTCTGCTTGAGTAGCTGCTGTGGCTGCATATCCGCCGCCATTGCCGTTATTGCCCCATCCGTTGTTTCCCCATCCGCAGAATACGAACAAGAAAAGCACGATAAGCCACCATGCACCATCTCCACCAAACATGCCGTCATTATTTCTGCCATTTCCAGTAGCAGCGGCAATGTCTGCTAAGCTATAATTTCCATCCATAGTTATAATCTCCTTTATTGTGTATTTACATCAATCTGGCCAGATTGTAATGTACTATTTCATTCCTTTCAGCAGATTCTGAAACTGCCCTGCCATCTGCTGAACTTGGTTAAGCTGCTGTTGAGAAATCTTTCCAGACTGCAACATTTTCTGGACTTCTTCTTTTGGGTTTCCTTTGTAATTCTGTTTAAACTGCATAAACTGCTGCATCATCTGCATTGGCCCATTTCCCTGTGTCATCCCACCGCCAAGTGCGTTAAATAATGGATTACTCATCTGCATTTCCTCCCTTGATTGCTGGCTCCTGTACAGTATTAGTTCTAACAGGTTCAGAAAATGAATTTAATCGGTTTATGATAGCTTCGTATTTGCCCTTTAAATCGTCATATTCCTGTCTGGTGACATATTTACTGTCCATGTTCTGAACAGGCTGTTTAGGCGGCATCTGAGAGCCTATCTCGTGGTATTCAAATGTTCGCAGTGGCTGCGGCATGCCGGATACATCTGTGGATTTTATGTAGAACTTTTCGCTCTCACTGTCCATCAGTAAAACGCTTGTCCCGGGTGCTACCAGATAGGATTTTGCGCCGACTTCGCCAGACACCCACAAAATACCATTGTTATTCTGTTGGGGTTGCTGTACTGGTTGAACTGGCATCTGGACAGGTTGCTGCTGAAATTGATTCATTTGCCCCGGAACGCCAAAACTATATTGATAAGGATTGTTATATAATGCCATCTTATGCACCACCTTTCTGATTATATTTTTGCATAGATGTATCAATCTAAAAAGTTCAAAAAAGTCTCAAAAAAGTATTGTGCAATAACGCACATAGATTTATAATTGAGGAAAAAGGAGGGATTAACATGGCAACAGAAGCACAGAAAAAAGCGGTAAGAAAGTATGAGAACAATAACTATAGACTAAACATTGTCTTTCCAAAAGGAACTAAAGAGAGGATTGAAAAGCTCGACCTCGGCAAGAGTAATAGTGCCTTTATTCGAGATGTTGTTCTGTCAGAACTCAACAGGCTAGAAAAAAAATAAAAATAACGCACATATACGCTTGACATATAACGCACATAGATGTATAATAAAGACAGTTAAAGAAGAACAGTACAGCCCAAGACATGGAGCAGATCAGGAGGAATGAACATGAAAAAAATATATTATCACGAGATTACAATGTCCCAGAGTTACAATGAGGGGACAAAAGAACCGATTTACGAAGTATGCAAAGAACAATTTCAATGTGAATACTCGGAAGAATGGACAGAAGATGATGAAGACCCTATAAAAGATTATGTGGAAAATATGATCGAAAATTCTTCTGACAAGAGTTTTGAAGAAAGCAAGTATTCTTGGGACGAAAACGCAGCTATTAATTTTTCAACAGTTGTATTTTCTGGAGCATACCATATTTTATTTAAAAATAGTGAGCCAATAGAATTGTATTATGTGGATTAAAAAAAGAGGTATAAATTTACCTCTTTTTTGTGTCCTACTAACAATAAACACTTTTCAATTCACACCTAAATAATTTAGGTATATTAAATATAGCATATAAAAAATATATCTGTCAACAAAAATAAAGCCCTAGGAAATTAATCCCGGGCTTTTATCGTATCAGCACACTTTAATTATTTTATTGTTTACCCTCCGGCTCAATCGTTTCGCCGTGGATATGCTCACATTCATCTGCTCAGCACAGTATTCGAGAGTGCGTTCCTGACATCTCATCCGGAACAGTCTTTCTTCGTCCGGTGTAAAATTACACTCTATCAAGAATCTGTCTATATCTTTCTTAGTGAACACATATAATTTCATGAGCATACCCCTTATTAATGCAATTAACGCTGATTCTGTGCAAGATAATTTGTAAGCTTCTGTTTTGTTTTTTTTAATTCTTCTACATTATTCCCACTAATCTGGCTGTCCAGCATGGTTGATAACACTTCCAGAATTAATGAATCTCGCTCTGCAATCCTCTGAAGACTCTCAAAGTCACGCTTGTCGTGTTCTTCCAGTGTTTCTACTCGCTTATTAAGTCGGAATGCTGGTGTAATCCACTTAAAGATTACGGCTGCCGCCCCTCCGACAATGGACACTCCTCCGCAGATAGAGAGGAAAATCTGTATAAATTCTGATATGCTCATTTATTCTCCTTTTCCCAGTAATATACCGGGATTTCATTACCGCTATCCCATGTATCGAAATATTTGCCGTCTTGTGCCGTCACAACATGGCCATCTATGCAGAGAATGTACGTGCCGGTCGGATGATCTGCACAAAAGTCGTTGACTGTATAGATATATCGTTCTGATTGTTCAATCAGTTTGCGTCTGTATCCACGCTTATAGAGGTACGCTCCCCAGACATAATTTGCACTTGGCATATCTGACAGAGTGCACGCCTGTATCATTAATCCGGTGAATACCGTTTCCCAGTCGAACCCGGTTGCTTTGCATATTGCCCGGACAACGCAATCTCCTGTTCTCTTATCCTTAACAGGATTCGGATTGAAATATTCCCATCTATCCATCAGTCAATCCCCTTTGCTGTCTTATATCGTCTTGCCGCTCCTCTGGCTTTAGCGGCGTTCTGGCGGTTCCACTTAGCGATCATAAGTCGGTCTTGTAGTTCCCTCAGGCCATTCCGTTTGCAATAATCTTTATATGCAGCATTTTGTTTCTGTAAAAGATAAGACTTCCGGTCAAGGTCTTGCTGTAATGCGAATTTTGCCTTTTCATTCGGTGCATTGTCGACTCCTGCCTGCAGCCCAAGAACCTCTCTCTTCGTTTTGCGGATTCTTCGCTCATAAGTACGTTGCCGCTGTTCTTTTTCGTACTGTTTGCCTTTGTCGGCTTTGTCCTGTGCTGATAATTCCGCATAGGGATTAAATTCTCCATCACTGGCTCCGAAGCTATGCCGACAGTTGACCCCTGACAGTCCGCTTGCTGTCCCGTATCCGGTCAATGAGAATGGCGGAAATTTCTTACTCTTGCCAGAACGAGAGTATATCTTTCCTTGCCACCATGAGTGGTTTCCCGGATTCTGACCGCCGTCACCCGTTCTGGCTCCAATGTGAGCACTAACCAGAACTAAATCCCAGTCCATTTCTTCCATGCGCTTCAGGGATATATCCCCCGTAGCCTGTGCCACACCAGTTCTGACAGAACGTGCAACCGCTGTTTCAATCGTGTCTTTTCTACCAGATGGATATGTGACGGTAACACCATCACTCACAACGTTGTTAACTGCCTCTTTAATGGCTTGCGTATACCCAACTGCACCAGTCATCACATGGTTATATGCAAGGTCGCATTGTTCGATATATAGCCTCTGAGCGGCACTTGCGGTTGTCCGTGTGAAGTTCTTCCACTCACCCATGGTCGCAAGCATATTTCGTTCCATGAGTCTTATCATTGTTGGTGACTGTTCAAGCGGCACAGGACTTAATCCTGCCGCCTTATATACCTTATCATCATACTCCATTGCAGTGATTCCGGCATCTTCAAACGCTTCAAGAAGCTCTTGTTGCTCACGTTTGGTGTATCTGGATAGTTCTGCCAGAATGTCTTCTAACAGTTCACCGGATTCCTGTAACGTTCTGATTCTCCACGCATCAGCATTGGTCAGAATATAGTCCTCGCCCCTGCCGATTCTTGCCATCATCCGTGATACGATCTCAGAGATGATATACTGGTGCAATTCTTCAGCAATTTGTTCACTGCCCTCTGTAATTTGTCGTAAATATTCAGGACTAAGTATAATATATCACCTCTTTCGATAAATGTTGTGGTACATGTTTTAAAAATATGCTACAATCAACCTATTAAGGAGGTGTCGCAAAATGTTTTTAAAACTGAAAATTTATTGCACTTGTAATTGCAACTATTACGTAAACGAGCAAATTAACACGGAAAAGGTAATTTGCCCAAACTGTGGTAAAGAACATCCGTCTTCATCACAAATTATATCTATGCTTCACATGGCTAAGTGCATTGATGATGGCAATGTCCCTGGCGTAAATACAGTAAGGACATTTGCTGTATCCAAGCGAGAAGATTCTGGCTGTTAATAATGTTATTGCAAAGTGGAGAGGAGTTTTAATCCTCTCCGCTTTTTTTACTTAATTCACTAAAACTCTCTTGTAATTGGCTTTGGAATTTCGCCTGTCAGATATGCGAGGTATTTTTCTTCCCTTGTTACCGGCTTGTCTGCCATCTTTTTACTCCTCTCCGAATAGTGTTGGTTCCTTTGGCTCGGCTTCTTTGACCATTGCTTTCGCTTCTTCCTCAGTCATTCCTTCAAACTTTACAAAATACAACCATGCTGGAACCTTGCCAGTAGTTACATACTGCCACCACCTTGCACGGTCGTTTTCTCTAACATAGAGGATGTCTCCGAAATCATAATTGACTTCATAAACTCCGACAGGTGCAAGTCCGTACAGGTCAGCGTAAACGTTCAGCGCGTAAATTACTTCGTCCAGACAGGATTCCAGTTTGTCCCTCACGTCTTTGATAAACTGGACTGTCCTCTGCTGTTCTGCTTCTACTCCAGTAGCCGTCTGAATTCCGCTAGATTCGTTAAAAACAAAGTATCCGTTAGAGAACCCAATCTTGTACCCTAACTGGCTTAAAAGGGCATTTATCCCGCTTATGCGGGTATCAGTGTTTAAAATCGGATTGATTTCTTGATAAAACTCTTTTTCATCCTGTCCGAATACATTTTTCACATAATCCGGCAAGCTCATTTCTTTGCATCTGTGTTCCATGGCCTGCGGTGTCATAGCTGCTACTGGTGATCCACTCGGCATGAGTATTCTATCATCAGCCAGAACGGTTCTCTTAGAATCAAGGATTTCTTTTGCATTACGGCTGTATGCAATGTCCAGGTCTTTCAACTCTTCAATTGCTTCTGCAAATATCGGTAAGCCAAGTGGCGTACTGATATCCACATTGTTCGCCTGTGGAGTCCGCAGCACTCCGTACAGAGGTCCATTCAACTTCTCTCCGTTCGCCTTAAGAATCGGCGGCGTGTCTGCTATGAGGTCAGCCCACTTGGTCTGTTTAAGGTCAATCTTATCGCCGATTGACTGCGGGGATTTTGATACATAGGCTCTGTTGGAAACATAATACGGATAGGTTGTCACGCCATCTATTGTAGTCTCGACAAAACGATGATATTCAAGCCGTGTGTAGTATTTCCGTCCAACGGTATAATAGTCCTTGAATATAATCCCCTTTATTTCCTGATTGTCATAATCTACAATCATCACATCTGCCGGAGTAAATACGTCAAGGTTCTCACCGTTTGGTTTAATAAAAACTGTTCCATAAGCACAGCCATATTCTACCCAGTGACGTATTTGGAAATACACTTTATCAATCTGCTCCTGTAGCCATGTAGCTCTTGCGGAACCATCAATCTGAATGCCGATTGCCAGTGTTGCGAGCCGAGCTGTTTCTGAGCAGACAGATTTAGCGAAATTAATCGTCTTAATATTATTCTTATCATCTAGCCAGTATGGAACGCCTCGATATATGTTCGCACATTTATTAATTAACGATTCCATTTCCGGGAATTCTGCTGCTTGGATATTAAAATCCTCTTCGGCTTGTTTTTTGAATATCATGTTAAACCACCTTTTTAGTGTTGTTATAAGTCCCATTTAATCTACCTTTTAAAATCCATCCATCTTACAGAAGTATCTCGCACAATAATGTCTTCATATTCTACAACTTTTAAGATTTCGTTAATGTCAGATGATCCATATATTTTTAAACCGATGCTTAAGAATTTATTTATTTTATCTGAAAAGTACCTATCTAACATTTTAGTCACCTGTCGCTATCTTTTTTCCACACATCGGACAATAATTAAGGTCAAACGGTCTGGAAGTAATGCTCCCTTTTCGGTCTTTCATGTATATGTACAACATACAGCCGTATATATATTTATTCTTCTTGTATTCTGGATTATCATGGCATTCTTTCCAAGAAGCTAATTCATCGCAAAATTTACACATTATGCACTGTTCCCCCTTCTCATCGACAATGGACTTGTCGCATACCTAAGAGAATCTATCCAGTGATCGTTACCATCTGGATAATCTGCGATAACTTCTCCATTGCTATCTACTTCATGTTCATAATTAATAATTTCCTTGTATGCTCTAGGCGTTCGTGCCGGATCAATGACTAATGTTCGGCACTGTAACCACTCAAAAGTATATTTGCGGCTTCCCGGTGTGACAATAGCCCTACGTGCTGGAAGCCCTGCATCTCGGAAGTCAATAATACTTTCTTCTTCATCAACTCCGCAAGATATTGAATAATCATCATATCCTTTTTTCTTTATCTGGTTAGCCATTGCTGTATTTCGAATTTTACATCCGCCAAGCTCATCCAGCAGGATAACTTTGTCCTGATTAGGCACATAAGCCACACGAATAAACGCTTTGGGATCCGGGTACCATCCCCAGTCTTGCCCCTGATAGACACTTTGATATTTTTGAATTTCTTCGTCTGGAATCGTTCGGATTTCCAACAACTCAAAGATATTTGTACCGAGTCCGACAGGCAATCCAAGATATTCATGCTGATAGGCTCTTGGATTTGTCTTTTTAAGATGCTCCGCATCATCAAGGAATTGTTGACCAAGCCATTCAACAGGAACTGATCTGTAATCACTCTTATGTCTGTAGCTGTCGTCTCGTGGCTCTTCTACATACACATTCGCCCAGTTGCTCCGGCTAATTGGCGGATTGAATGTCTTAAATACAACAAACTTACTGCCGCCTCGAAGGACTGACTGCTGCACTGTACGAATTTCTTCAATTCCCGAAAATTCGTCAAGCTCCTCGAACCAGAGATACTTGAAATATCCCTTGCTTGCTTTAATAGATTTAGTCTTTTTTGCCTTGTCCAGTCCTCTGAATATGATTTTCTGTCCAGTAGGCTTATAAGTGTACTGCATAGGGCTTACACTGGTGTCCCATAGTTCATTGACTCCGAGCGCGTCAATTCCCCATGCTATCTGTTCATAAACGGATTCTCGAAGTGTGTTTCCAACTTTACGGAAAATAACAGCATTCGAGAACACATCATTCTCTGCGTCCTGCATCATCAGGAAAGGAATCATTACACCCACAAAAGACGACTTCGTGGATCCACGCCCGCCGTACAGATCATAGTAAGTGTGTTTACCATCTAAAATATCCCAAAACACATTGTAAAATGCTGGTGCCACAATCTCATTCAGTTTGATAGCGTTACTTTCCATCCTGTTTCTCCGGTCTTGGAATATTGTTCACAATCGTAATCTTTCCGTCTCCGAAATCATCATTTTTCTTGTCAGCGTCCCAACCCTTGAAGTTGTTTCTAAGACTAAACTGAGCGCCATTTGAACCGTCACGATCAAATAGTCTTTCCTCTGCGTACTGTTCCACTCTGGCTTTCGCGCGCGTAATCGTGTCAACAAACTCTGGTTTTGCTTGATAGTTTAAAAGAGCCTGTCTGCTTGTAAATCCAAGGGCCAGAGCAAGTCCTGTAACGGTCGGAGGGTGAACGTCTACAAAAACGGGAGACCCGAATTTATTAAACATTTGTTTGCCTTTGCTATCAGTCAAAGGATATCCTTTACAATCCTCAAAATATTTTTCGATTTTTTTTTCAATTTCATCCACCGTTTTATACATGGGCGGTTTTCCCATTGGCATTCCCACGTTCTCACCTCCAAACAAAAACTGCCATATATGGCAC